CTGAGGAGAAACAAGAAAACGCTTCATTCGACACTGAGATTATTTAAGCCCCATAGAATACATCCAACGCATAAGCATCTATATCAGCACATTACTGGCGGCAAAAAAACAATAATAGGGAGTAATGGTGTATCTATGACAAAGATGTCGTGTAGTCCAAAAAATGGTCCTTCGAATGATTTTAGTTGTTACACAAATGATGCATTATTTAAATTGAAAAATAAATGGAATAGTAGACATCCTGACACTATAATTCATTCCAACAATCCAAAAGAAATATGGGAATTATTAGGAAAATATATGAATAAAACGTGTCAAAGAGAATCGTGTTGGCTAATTCAAGATTTTGCAAAAGGTGAAATGGATGAATTAAAACAGTCATTCGCGCCATTATCGCCTGAAGAATGGAAAAAAAATCCTAATGAATGGTTATCAAGTGTAGATATTATGAATGTTATGAAACAGTATGAAAAAGTATATAAATGTTTTGATTTTTTTGGACCAGCTCCAATTGATTTTGATACAAAAGAAACTGATGGTGTATGTGTGTGGGAAGAAATATGCAATTTGAATTTAAAACAGCAACAAACAAATGGTAAAACGAAATTAGGATTTATTTTTAATACAGACCCGCATTACAAAGGAGGAGAACATTGGATTTCTCTCTTTGTAAATATAAAAAAGGGCGCAATCTTTTTCTTTGATAGTGCAGGCAATGACATTCCTCGTGAAGTGCAAGTATTGGTGGATAGAATCATAAAACAAGGTGAAGAGATGAATATACATTTCAAATTTGATAAAAATTATCCTGTAGAACATCAATATGGAAATACTGAATGTGGGGTATATTCTCTCTTTTTTATTGTTCATATGTTGGAAGATAAAATTACAGGCAACTATTTGAAAACACATATTTTAAAGGATAAATATATGGAAAAATTTCGAAAGGTGTATTTTAATTCTGTTTTGTAAATAGTATAAATATTATTCATTAAATACTACATTTAATGAATAAACACGACTTTTTAGCTTTATCAAATATTGAAATACTTTGGGAAGTAATTGGCGAACAAGATATATTTCAAAATAGAAATGTATTTAAAACTGCGTTGACTGAATTCTATGAATCAGAAAACATGAAGCATAGAGATTTAGTAATGTTAAACAAGGCGTTCATTTCATCTATTCTTTTCGCCTCGCAACCACAACCACAACCACAATATCAAACACAACCACAATATCAAACACAACAAAAAATACCAATTACATTTGAAGAATTGCAAACTGAAAAATTATCGCAGTTTGAAATTAAATTGACAGAAAAAGAAGACGATTTTAAACAATCTATGGCTCGTCCATTGCCTCAACAAATACCGAATTTTCGCGATAAAATGGATGAACCATTGACCGAAATTGAATCAATTATTAAAAGAACAATTGCTGAGCGTAATTATGACATTTCTCAAATTGCAAATACGATTGCAAATACGAATGCAAATACGAGTGTTAACGAATTAAAATCACAAGAAACCTCGATTAAAAAAGAAAAATTATCACCATTGTTTTTTTCTTCTTTAAATCAACAAAAAAATAAATCCGATACAACCTCAACCTCAACTCCAGAAATAAAATATATAAAAATTGACAATAATTCTTTTAGAGAAACACCTGTTCCGATTGATTTGAACCAACCAACATTTCATTCTTCATCTGATAAACCATCAAAACACATTTCGTGGAATAAAGACATTCAAAATTCAGATGGAATTTTATTTGACTACAACAAACCGATGCTGTCACCACAACCGTCTCCGCCTAATAGAATACAACAAATGCAAAAAATTCACGATGACGCATTGGAAGTATTTAGAAGAAAAAATGCGGATTATGGCGATTCTTTTGCGACATATGGAATTATTGGAATACTTATTCGTATTGAAGATAAATTGCGTCGGGCAATATCAATTGATAAAAATGGAGTTACATTAGTAAAAGACGAAGGACTACGTGACACTTTGTTAGACCTTCATAATTACGCAGCAATGGGGCTTATGATTTTGGATGAAGAATAATACAGAAGACAAAAGATATAATTCAGAGAAAATATACATACAAGTAAATTGAAATAAATAAATTAATCATAATAAATTATGCCTCCAAAATCAAACGCTTCCAAAAAATCATTAGGACAATTTTACACTACAAATTATGAATATATATTACAAAATATATTTATTCCTGACAATGTTGTTAATATAATAGAACCTTTTGCAGGAAATGGTGATTTATTGAATTTTATAGAAAAAAAATTGATTTGAAATAATTACTTATACATTAAAACACAAATAAAATAAAATGAACGCAAACAACAACGACGAACTTATTAAAAAATTAGCCTTTGAACCTATTGATGGTAAATATTCTAAAGCACTTTATGGTGATTTTACGGTTACTATGGATATGACAAATGGGTATATTAACGCAACTAAATTGTGTGCGGATGGTGGAAAACAAATGAAAAATTGGATTAGAAATGACGGTAATAAAGAATTAATTAAATATTTTGAAGAGAACCGGAGCAATACTGAGCCGGTTCTTATTACGGATAACAGTTATGGAATTACAAGAGGAACATACGTCCACTCAGACCTAATTCCGCACATAGCTTCGTGGGTTTCCCCGGCGTTCGCATATAAGGTATCTAAGATAGTAAACAACTTTCTAATACGTGAAAAAGAAGCCGAGATAGAGCGCTTGACAGGTGCTAAAACAAGACTTGAATTAATGCTTGAGGAAGAGAAAAGAGACCGTCAAGCATATCAAGAAAGAACCGAAAAGATGCTTCAAGATATGAAAGACCAGAATGAGAAAACACACGTTAAGTTGGATAACGTAAACCATAAATTGGATAAGGCAGATAATGATATTGAAGAACTACAAATTGTGGTATCTGAAGTAAACCATAAATTGGATAAGGCAGATAATGATATTGAAGAACTACAAATCACATTAGATGAAGTAAATACTCGTATAGAAATAGTTATGGATGAAGTTGTTAACCCTGAGAATCAAGTAGAGCTTCGTGAAGGATTTGGAATAATGAAGTTAAACGAACCAAATAGTAAATATGGGTTTAAAGCATATTGCGCACAAAATAAGAACTTGAAAACGTCACGAAAAAATATACAAAAAAAATTTCCAAATGCTACGTTATTTTTAGAAATAAAACCAAACCCAAATTCAAAAAATGTGCTTCATAAACTGAAAGAACTATATGGAACCGGGAAAAAATCGCAAATAAAAGTATATTTTAATTTTATAACTATATTAGATGGGGTTAGTGAAGATAAATTAAGCACAATGGTTAATAATGTCGTTGACAACGCAAAAAACTACGGAGTGTGTGGAATCTCACCTTAATACCGTTAAACTAAAACTATCACTTTAATTTAGGATAACCCTTTTAGTTGAAAAATATATATTATTATAGGTGTGACACAATATATTATTTTTTCCTGGAATCAAGATTTGTATCTATTAATATGATAAAATATTCGGTTTTATCATATTGAATTATCCAATTACATAACTTCAAACACATTGTCTTGATGTCCTCCTTCACCAAAGACTACTTTTGCAAAAATCCAACCAACATAACCAAGACGTCTTTATACTGCCATAAAAACATCATTTCCATCGCCATATTTATTTTTTTCAAAGGTTCCAACTTGTATCGGATTCATTCCGGGATTTGCCAATGCTTCTTTGTAACTTTTCAAATCATAAACATTCCATAATTTGTCTTTGGTAATAGTTCGAGCAATATATTTTTTGCCATTAATTATTATAGAGTGTCCAATCCATTCAATTTGTTTTTTATTTATTTGTAGCGTAGTATCCTTTTCTTGTTTGGAATAATCAGGAACATATGTAAATTTAGATGCGTTTGCACTTGGAAAATTCATGCACGTAAATTTATCTCTTCCGTGAGGATAAATAGAACAATCAAAAGATGTTTCTTTAATTATTTTTGCCAATTGATTATTTACTTTTTCTTTAATGCTTGATATTTGAAACAACAATTGGTCACTTGTCACAGGACCGAATGGTTTAAATTTACCCTTGTCTTTTAATTTCAATTCAATAGAATCATCGCTTTTCAACTGTTTTTCTGAAAAAGTCATTAAATATATAAATACTTCTACTGTCTGCAATTCTTCTGGTAAATCTTTATGACTACATATACGCCTAGCACGACCAATGACTTGTTCTGTTCTAACTGGATGCCAATATGGTTCCATAATATGAACATATCGTGTGTTTCTCAAATTGATGCCTTCCGAACCAGAAGAAGTAATCATCAATACTTTAATGATTTCACCGAGATTATTATTTTCATTAATGCGTTTTAATTCATTCGCAATATTTGTAGGGACATCATCCCACGAACTATTATAAATATTACGAATAATCTCCTTTTCTTCCGCGCTTTCAGTTCCAGTATATAATGCGTATTTGGGTTTTCTCATATTTTCTTCAGAAATGTCCAATTCCCACATATCAGCTACTCTTTTCAGTTTAAATCGCGTAAAACCATTGTAATCAAGAACCATTGTAAAAATCCCAACGCCTTCTAATGTTCTAAATTGAGAATATAACAAATGAAGACCAATGTGTCGTGGGTCTTGAATGTTTTCTAAAATATTGAGGAATTTAGGACTATGAATTTGCAGAGCATCACGAGAGAAATATTCATTGCCATTTGAAATCATCTCATTGATTTTAGCTTCAATTCTAGCATCATATGTTTCATCCGCGATTTTATTTAAAAATTCGTCGCCTTCGACTTCTCCTTCTCGTTCTACATCTACATCTATTTTGGTTTCTTCTTTGTTAAGCATTTGAATGAAATTGTCCTGCTTTTCATCTCCTTCTTTTGCTTCTTCTAACATTTTCACTCTTGGCATTGGTCTATCATTCATAACATAATTACAAAACAATCGCGAAAAAATACGATAACTAGATTTTGCTTCTTCGTATACATTACCTGGTTTTTTCGAAGGTTTCTCGGACTTTCTCTCTTCTTTTCTGGCATCTTCATATATTTTAAATTGCAAATCACTCATTTCAATATCAATAATGTGATAATCTTTTGTCAATTCTTTTTCAAATTTTGGCAATAAATCTTCTTGTGCGCTTTTAAAATAAGAAGACAATCCTAATATTCTTCTCTGCAATCCATTCACATTTTGAAGTTCTTTTGTTGAATCATCAATGTATTCTCTCATAAAGGTAGCTAAATCATCGGGTAACGCTTTAAAATTGTGAATCTTGACATTTGCACCGTTTACTTTAATATCATTGTCTGACAATATCGAAATAATAGTTCTTTCAAATTTTGCGTCAGAAACGAAATCTGTATCAAATGTTATCTCGCGTGTTTCTTTATTTTTCTTTTCATTTGTTACACCACTGTATTTTTGCGAGGTAAGCGTGTTTTTAAATCCGAATGGATTTCGTGTAATAGTTAGAATTCGACTTGTTGGTGAATAATCTAAATAATCCAATGTCTTGTTTGTTTTAAATAGTTGAGAGAGAAACTCCTTGTCTACTTTTTTATTCGTTTGTACATCTAATGGAATTTCCCACGTTTTAATGTATCCTCTTAAAATATTAAATAAAATGGCAAATTCGTTCGGATAATTAATCACTGGTGTTCCTGTTAAAAGAACGATGCGTGCATTATTTGCAGACATTAAGTATTCGTATATTTTGGATGCTAAAAACCTTGGCGCACGGTCTTTTTCTCCTCTTGAATTTTCCTTGATAGGAGGTTCTTTTTTGAGTTTGTTCACTATTCTACTAATTAAATTGTGTGCTTCATCAATAATAACAACTGAATTGTCAAACAAATTGATTGTATAATTTTCAGTAAGTTGTTTCAATTTTTCATATCGTAATCCATTGTGATTAATAAATATATATTTGTTCTCAATCATTTTATCTAATTGATTGTCTAATGAATTTTTATCTTCTGCTGATAAACCAGGATAATTACTAGGTTTTCGAACATCTATAAACCACGCACCATTCTTTTTATTTATATAATCCATTGTCAAATTTAATACTTTGGAAATAACTGGCATCGATTCTGGATGAGATGAAGCAGAATACCATTTCCAATATTGATTTCGACGAAATAATAAATCGCCGCATTTTTTCAATTCCACCATATAATTCTTTCTTAATGAAGCAGGTGTCATAATAATAATTTTTTTATTGTCTTTCATTCCTTCAGCAATAGCAATGGATGTGCACGTTTTACCAGAACCTAATCCGTGATATAATAATAATCCTCTGTATGGTGTATATAAATTTAAATAATCTCTTGTTATTTGTTGATGAAGTAAGAGAGAAATGTTACCAGAAGATTTGCCTATATTTTCACAAGTAATATTTTCAGATTTGGCTAGTTCTTCGCGGTAAGGTAAAAACATAGCATTGATTCTTTCAATAAATATTTCGCGATTATTCATAAAATAAGATGGAAGTTTTATTCTATATTTTGGCTGTTTTTCCGGCATAAATCGGACAATTGGTCTATGATCGATTTCTAATGGAACTTCAGGACCTAAAATAGCGACGCCTTTTACAGGTCTCTTTGTTTTGCGTTTCTTTTCTTTTCCTTTTTCTCCTTCTTTTTCTTCTTCTTTTTCTTCTTCTTGTTGTATCCTTTCTCTTTCTCTTTCTTTTTCTTTTTCTTCTTCTTTTTCTTCTTCTTCTTGTTTTTCTTCTTCTTGTTCTTCTTCTTGTTCTAATATTATTTTTTTACGGCGGGGTTTAGAAATAAGTTTTTTATTTTTTACTTGCAATAAATTCGAAGCCATTAATTCAGTCAAATCATATTCTTCTTCATTTTCTTTTCTCTCATCCTGCATTTCTTTTATTGAAACAAATACAGGCACATAATCAACTACAACTGGTTTTATTTCATAAGTATCCATAATTACAATTATATAATATAAATATATAAAAATGACAATATTAGCGTCGGTTTAATTAAATGAATTTCCGCCCAAAAGCGGAAATCATCATGACCGAACAAAGTCCGGTTTAAAATACGAAAGAATTGTATTGCAAGCTATTTGTTCGGCTTTGCGTTTAATCTTGTGTTGTCCTTCACCTAAAAATAAAAATATCTTTCCATTGTGAAAATTAATATATTCTTGAATTTTTTTAAACACGTCTGCCTCTTTTTCTTTTTCAAATTGTTTTATATCTATTGCCTCATTGAAAATTAAATTATGTATTGATTGTCCTAAACATAAATATACACCCATCTTATAACCCAAATCCACATCATATTCAATTTCAATATAATGTGGAGTAACCTTGAATTCTTTTTGTATTTTTACTTGTAATATATTTTTATAATTGTCATCATTTTGAATAAGAGCAATCCAATCAATATGTTTTTCAAATATAGCCTCTACGAATTTTTGAGCCATTTGAAATCCTGGACCAGTGACAAACATTTGTTCAAACCATCCATCTTCATCTTTCACTTGAATCTTATTAAAATCCAAAAATAATGCGCCTAAAAATGCTTCAAACAAACAGCCGATTTTTTTCACATTGGTGCGAATTTTTTTCTCCTCTGAATGTTTAGATAAAATAAGCCAATTGTTCAATTTCATCTCCATTGCGATTTTTCCAATGGCTTCATTCTTTACAATTGCGATTTTTTTCTCAGTCATAAATCCTTCGTTTTCTTTAGGAAAACGGCGATATAAATAATATTTGGTGACTAATTCTAAAATTCCATCTCCTAGAAATTCCAATCTCTCGTTTGATTTTGTGCTCAATGGCAAACAATTATCCGGCTTTTCAACAATTGTAATATGTTGTTTTATGTTTTCAACATTCGGGCGTTTTGTATATGAACGATGTATAAATGCACGACGATATAATGACATATTTGTTATAATCGGCGGTAAACCATATTTTTTTAGAATATATTGAACATCATTCAATGTAATCTCTATGTTTAATGGATTGTAAGGATTGAAAATTAATCCTTCTTCACTTTTAATAATGTCTTCATCGTTCATCTTGTGTATTATGTATATTAAGAAATATTTATATTGTTTAGGAATATGTTATGTTATTTAAAAAAGAAAGAGAGAGATGGAAAAATAATAAAATATTCGTCTAGTGTATAATGGTTCTTTCAAGTGGCTCAAAATCGGCAAGAT